GACCAAATGGTATTATTTTGTAGGCGCTGTGTTGTGCTATCGTCTGTAGTTCTCTCGACTTTGACAATAAATGGCACGCTAGGCAGATTGTCAAAAGTATGATGTTGTAAATACTGAGAGCTATACTTGCCGCTAATTGACACAGGGTAAGTTCTTGAGCCAATAGTAATGACAAAGTTTACGGATGTTCCGTTAGTATCGCCATTATCCTCTTGTTTAAAAAGCGATTGGACACCGATAGTCAAGCGTAATCGAGATACTTTTGCATCAGTTACTGTTCTTGTAAGCGGTAGATTTTTCTTAACTAGAGTGCCAACACCGACCTCTTTTTCGGAGGTGTTAAACCCAGCCATTAAATCTTGTACTTGACCGCCTACACGCCCCTCTACCTGCACATTTTTAAAATTATAAGAGCCGTCTTTGTTTTGTACTGGTGTTTTGTCAAAATAGATGGACTTCATTCCATCGGCTAAACCGTAAACCTCGCCCTCTGAAATTACTTCAACAATTTTGACAAGTTGCTTACTTCTTCCACTCTCTTTTGCCTCGACTGGAGTATGACCGCCACCACCGCCACCTTTACTCATTGAAAACTCCTTAAATTCCAGTATCCATTGTTTCTACGCCCTGAGATATGATGAGAGATCCAACCTTTATTCTTCCGTACGCCAATGGCATAGGTTTCCCCTGCGCTGTCATATTCGACAGGTTCGAAAATGCCGTAGATTGTTTCTTTTCTTTTTCAGTGCCAGTTTTCATCTCAGGCATTTTTGTGAGCATTTGAGCAACACCACCCAATAATAGAGATGCCCCAACAGAGCCAACTATCCAAGCGGCATTGGT